CAGGTCGTTGTCCACTTCGAAGGGACGAAACGGGAAAAGGTCGCCTACGGTACGTACAAGACTGAAGACGGCTACCGGCGCAGCATCGTATTCTGGGGCGATTACAACAACCACCCAGACTACCGCGAGCTGCTGATCGAGAACAACAACATCGTCCCTCAGCTCATTGCGACCAAAAGAGATATCATCCTGGGCGGTGGACTGATGGCTTACCAGGAAAGAATTGAGGATGGCAAGATCATCAAGGACGAAGTGATGATGCCCACGGAGTTTTCGGACTGGCTGGAGGAATACGTCTACGAACCAGACTTTCTGGAAGTCCAGACCAACAACCTGCTCAAGCACGGCAACTTCTTCACGGAATTCATACGCAACGGTGAAGATGAAATCGCAGCCATGAAAGCCCATGAATGCCGCTACGCACGGGCAGAGAAGCAGGATGAAAAAGGACGCATCAACAACTACTACCTCTACAGCCGCTGGGGCAAAACCAGGAACCTGCAACGCCTCATGGAGAAGCAGGAGATTCGCCGGATACCTGCTTACGACAAGAGTAAGAACCAGCCCAAGTTCATGACTCAGCATGCCGACAGGCTGCTCGGTGGGCCTTACTACTACGCTCCACACTGGGAAGGCAGCCTGATTTGGATTCAGCTGTCCAACCTCATCCCCCAGTTCCACCTGGCCAATATCGAAAACGGCTACAGCATCCGCTACCTCATCAAGGTGCCACAGGACTACTACTTCAAAAGCCTGAGCGAAGCAAAGCGAAAGGACGAAAAGAACCTCACCCAGAACCTCCTGGAGGCTAAGGAAAACTTCAAGCGCAGGTTGAACAAGTTCCTGACCGGCGCAGACAACGCAGGCAGAGGGCTTATTGTGACCAAGCACCTGTACAACCATCTGCAGAAAGAATCGCCTGAGATTGAAATAGTGCCCCTTAAGGTAGACCTCAAGGATGAAGCCATGCTCAAGCTATTCGAATCCTCCAACACCGCCAACACCTCCGCCCACGGCACTCCTCCGGCTTTGGCTGGCATCGCCACCGGCGCGAAGATGACCTCCGGCAGCGAGATCCGGAACCTCTACAATTTCTACCAGCTCGCCGCAACCAAGTCCGCCAGGAAGCAGCTAATCAAGCCGCTGCACCTCAAGCTGCGCAGCATGGGGAACCGTGACATTAAGCTGGGCTTCAAAAACATCATGCTTGAGACCACAGACAAAAACCCCAATGGCGTAACCCAACCAATAACTGAAGAATGAGCTTATTCAAAATCACCACATCACCGGCGCCCAATAATCCTGTAGTTGGAGATACAGAGTTCAAAGACTTTTACCCTTCCGTCAACAAGAACATGGATTGGTGTACGCTAAAATCCTACATCGAGCAAGCCGAGCTGAACCACATCATCCCTGCCATCTCCCAGGCTTTTTTTGATGCGCTCAACACTGAATACCAGAACGATGGCTCTATCGCCAATGAAGAAAAAGCCGCCGCCTTCCGGCTCCTCCGGTTCGCCCTGGCCTACTACACCATTTACGATGCCCTGCCGGAGCTGGGCGCGCGCATAGCCGATGCAGGCACTACCGAAAACAACAACCAGGACACCATGCCCATCCGGCAATGGGTCTACAAAGAAACCCGGTGGAATGTCTACCAAAAAGCCTACCGATACCTGGACATGGCCCTGGCGCTCATGGAAGACTACATCAATGCAGGCAGCACCAACTTTGATGAATTCAAATCGAGCAGCGCGTACACCCAAGCCAAAGAACTACTCATCCCCAACGCCACACAGTTCCAGCAGTACTACAACATCGGCTCCAGCCGCTACACCTTCGTCGCCCTCCAGCCCTCCATCCGGAAAGCACAGCAGCGCCATATCAAGCCTTTGCTGTGCGAGCTCTACGATGAGCTATTGAGTGAGTTCAAAAGCGGCGCACTCAGCGAAGCCAACGAAGCCCTCCTCCCCTACGTCCAGCAGATCCTCGCCGAATACGTGATCATCGAAAGCATCCCGGATATCAACTGGCTCAACGATGGAAAGACCTGGAAAGTAGTGGACGAGCCAACCCTATCATCTTTATCCATACAGACCATACAGAACTCCCTGCAGCAGCTGCAAAGCAAAGCCGAAACCAATGCCGCTGCATTCAAGGTTCAGCTCGAGAACTTCCTCTACCAGAACCTGGACGACTACCCCACTTACAAAGATTCTGATTGCAACCAGATAGCCGAAGACGATGACGAAGAAATTCTAGATGACGATTGCCTGGGCAGAGACGATTGTATCCCTCCAGGCGCTGTCATTATTTAATCACTGACCCCCCACCATGAACACAGGAAATATTGATAATGTCATTCGAAGATTTAATTATGGAAATGATCGCCAGTAAAAGCATCAAAATCAGCTTCTCTCTTCTGGTTTCATTCCTGGCGCATAGCGTCGTGCCTATCGCCGGGTTTATTGTCACCGGCAGCATCCTTGTCGTTGCAGACTTGGTCACCGGTATTATAGCCGCCCAAAAAAAGAAAGAGCCTATTCACAGCAACGGGCTAAGGCGTACCGTCACCAAGATCGTCAGCTATATGGCTGCCGTGCTCCTAGGGCACATCGTGCAGCAGGTATACCTGCCCAGCGTCCCGATCGTCTACGCCATCAGCCTCTACATCGCACTGATAGAATTTAAGAGCAACCTGGAAAACCTCAGCATCATCACCGGCACCGACATAGGCAAAGCCGTGTGGGGACTGATTCAATCCAAGCTGCCCAAGATCAAGTAATTACTCATCATCTTTTAAACCTTGAATTCATGGAAACTTTAGATTACAGAGCGCCCATCCGCGGGATTGCCAAAATGATCCTCAAGCTCCTCACTCAGCTGGCAGCTATGTTTGCCAAGCAGATCAAAGACCTGGAGCTCCGCCTTATGGCTACCGGCATCCTGGAAGGTGCCGGCCAGGCCGTCGAAGTCCTCAGCGATGCCGACCCCAATGACCGCGAGCAGCTGCGCGCTATCCTCAATCAGCTCATCAACCGACCCGAGTTTTCCAACTCTGCCAAAGCCGAGCTGATGACTCAGATTGCCAAGCTGTCCAACGAGCAAGTCCGGGCTACGCTGGCCATCATCAACGAGAACACCATCCCAATTGCCGACCTGCTCACCGATGAGAACGAAGACAACTCCGAGCAGATCCGCGAATACCTGGTGGTGCAGCTGCAAAGCCCGGACGGCATCGCCTTCTTCAACAACCTGCTCGCCATCATCCTGCCGAAGCTGTACGCTGATACGCTTACGCTGATCATCGTGCAGGCCCTCATCGCATTCCTCGAAGAGGATAGCGAAGCCGATGAAGACAAACAAGCGGTCATTATGCGCCTGCGCGCCACCGCGCAAGCCTACGACATGGCTGCCTAACGAGTGTTTTCTCATATAGTATGTTTGTTTTGGAAGCCTGGCCAATCAGCCGGGCTTCTTTGTTCTACCCTACCCCTGCCTCCTGGAGTACCTTCCAACCATGGAAGGCAAATTCGACAAAGTAACACTAGAAGCTATTGAGCAAGTCGCGGAGGTATTCGGCATGGAAACCCTGCGCATGCTCATTGGCCGCATCAACAAAGAAGGGCTGGTCAACACCAGGGGGCTCATACACTCCCTGGGCTACGATACCCGCAATGACCTTTCCAAAGTCGTATTCAGCATGCGGTGGGCATTTGAAGAATACGGGCGTTTCCAGGACTTGAAGAAGCACACCTACACCGCCCAGCCGCCCATTGATGAGATTGTCGCATGGGTAGAAAAGAAAGGGCTTGCCGCATTTGGCGAAGACCCCCGCCCGTACAAAAACAAAGTCAAAAGCGATGCCCGGCGCATGAATGAGATTGCCTGGGGCTTCGCCAGAAAGACCGCATCCAACCCGCGGTACCGCAAGCGCACCAAGTGGTTCAATGATGTTTTCTACCGCAACCTGTCCGCCCTCCAGGAAGAACTCCTGCTGGCAACCGGCGATGTGGCTATAGAGCAGATGAAGCAAAGCTTACTCAACCGCCTGAAAACAGGCCCTACTACACGACTTTTCTAACAATTAAGCCATGGCAATACGTAGAGACAACGTCCAGCTCGTACTGGAAATAGAAGCGCAAGATGGAGTTCGAGCTTATCAAAAGCTGCTCGATGAGTCGAAAAAGGTGACCAACCAAATGCGGAACCTGAAACGAGCTGGCAAGGAAAACAGCGAAGAGTTTAAGCAGCTCCAAAAAAGAGCCAGTGAGCTTAATCAAGAAATGAATGAGCTGGGCGGTGCCGGTGCCAACATGGCGCAGCTGATCACCCGGTCCAAGCAGTTAAACCAAGAGCTAAAAAGCTTAGTCCCTGGCACCAAGCGTTTCATTGAGGTAACCGAAGAACTCAAGCAAGTCAACAGCAGGCTCAAGGATATTAGGGAACAAACCCGAGGTGTAAGCAGTGAGCTGGAGGAAATGCGGATTGCAGGGATTAAGGTGCCGCCTGCTTTTGTGAAGATCGCAAACGGCATAGAGACGGCATTCAAAGCATTCTTTGCCCTTCAGATTGTTCAGTTCTTTATCGAATGGGGCAACCAGGTCAGTGCGCTCACTCGAGAATACCAAAAGCTTCAAGGCCAGATCGAGCAAACCACCGGCGCATCTGGCCAGCAGTTAGACGACTACACTGTCCAGCTCTCTGCAATTAGCCGCACATTCAAGGTAGAAAATCAGGAAATCATCAATGCAGCCACAGCCCTCACCAAGCAGCTTACCGGCGATTTTGGGGAATCCTTGCGGCTGATTGAACAGGGTTTTGTAGCAGGGGCGAACCGGGGCGGTGACTTCCTGGACCAGGTTAAAGAGTACCCCGCGTTTTTCAGAGAGGCAGAACTAACCGGGGAGCAGATGATTGCGACCATTACGCAGAGCGTACAGGAAGGTGTATTTTCTGATAAGGGCGCTGATCTCATCAAAGAATTTACACTTCGCGTCCGGGAGCTGACACCCGCCACCCAAGCTGCACTGGAAGGCATCGGCATCACCTCTGAGCAAATCCGTAAGAAGATTGAAGAAGAAGGGATTGGCGCGGCTTTTGAAATGGTGCAAACCCAACTGAGAAAGTTGGAGCAAGACTCCCCTGCTGTAGGTGCCGCATTGGCAGATATATTTGGCGGCCCGGGTGAGGATGCCGGTATCCAGTTCGTAGAGAACCTTAATCTGGCAGATGCCAGTATGGAAAAACTGACCGACACCAGCAATGAGTACGTGATGCAGCAACAGGCCCTACTGGAGGCAGAGCGCCAATTGTCTGAAGCTCAACTACAGCTCACCAAGGTGTCTGGACAATACGTAAACCAGTTGCAAATACTCGGTACGAAAGTGCTGGCTACCGTGATTTCCGGAGTTTCAAAGTTCCTCAACATCATCAAAGAAACCCCTGCTTTTCTTAAAGAAAACCGAGTGATCATTGGCGGGCTGGCGGCAGGGATTATCTTGCTGAATAAGCAGCTGATCATCAGCTCTGCGCTCAGCTTGAAAGATGCTGCGGCAAAGAAAGCGGCTATCATTGCCACACAGGCTCAAACCATTGCCACCAGGGGATTGAATGCTGTAATGCGGGCAAATCCTATTGGGGTAGTTATTACCGCATTATCGCTTTTAGCAGGTGCTATAAAAATAGCCTACGATCGTTCTCAAACATTCAGAGCTGTTATTGCCGGTACTTTCGGTGTCCTTCAGGAATTTGGGCAAATCATAAAAGAGAGCTTTTCAAACTTCCTGGGCATCTTCTCTGACCTGAGTGAAGGCAATATCAAAAGTGCTTTTGAGCGCTTCAAAAAAAGTGCTGCCAATACCAACCCCATTTCTTTCTTTAGGCAGCAAGGCGGCCGGCTCAAAGAAGCCTTTATCGAAGGCTACAATGACAAGCTCCAGGAGGAAATGATTGCTTCTACAGAAGAAGCCATTCCAGATGCAGAGGTTGAATCTCTATCGGCTCAAGCCAAAAACCTGGGCAACGATCTTGGCAGGACTACCGGTGAAGAATTTAAGAAGAGCCTTCAGAAAGAAGCCCCAAAGGTTCAACGCGAAGAAGTCTCCGCAATGGACATAGGCGATGAAGACGTAGACAGCGAAATCGTAGACAACGCCTTTGCCTCTGAGCAAGAGTTACTCAAGAACCGATTCCTGCAGGCACTCATGACCGAGCAGGAATACTACGATCAGCGCTATGAGCTACAGCAGCAAGACTACGAGCGAAGGCTGGATTTCCTGCAGGAAAAGTTTGGGGAAGAAAGCGCCGCCTACATTCAGCTGGAGAATGAAAAGCTGGAGAAACAAAAAGACTATGAGATGCAGCGCCAGGAACTCACCCGGCGTACCGAAGACATCCGGGCACAGTTGATGCGGGAAGGAGTAAATGCTGTAAGCGATTTGGTAGGAACCACCATAGATTTACTCGGGCAGGAAGATGATGAGCGCAAAAAGAACAGCCTTGCGCTAAAAGCCTTCTCAGCTGGCAAAGTCCTTATCGACACCCAGGAAGCCATCATGGCGATCATTAAGAATGCAGAGGCTAACCCTCAAAACATCCTTTTCCCAGCTGCAGGTAAAATCATTTCGGGCATCAAGATTGCAGCCGTTAGTGCGAAATCATTAGCCGCATTGAATAAGATTAGAGGTACCAGCTTTTATAGTGGCGGCCATACCGGCGACAAAGTCATCATGCCCGATGCCTACGGCGGCATCGTCGGAGCCGTCCACAAAAACGAATGGGTAGCGCCGGACTGGATGACCGGGCACCCAGTGTACGGTCAGACTATCGGCTGGCTCGAAGCCATGCGGCAGCGCGGGTTCAAAGACGGAGGCTTCACTACCATCAACACTACCCCTACCCTGCCGGTCAGCAATACCCTGGGCACCGCCCCCGACGAATCCCGGGAATTGATGATGATGTTCCTCAAGGGCAATGACCAGCTCATCAAAGCCATACAGCGCAAACGCTTTGAGGTGACTACCGGGCAAATTCGGGACGGCCTGCAGGAAGAAGATGAACTGGACCGCAACAGCGGGTTCTAAAAACCGTGTTTCTTAATTGTGTGATTTATCGCCCTGGGCATTCGCCCGGGGCTTTTTTGCAACCACCCCTATTTCTGTGACATAATAAATTGATAGAACTTAAAGCAGGTTGTTCTTAAACCGGTCTTTGATCCGCTTATTCACCTTCTTTTTGTGACGGTACTTGAGCGTCATATCAGGCGTATGGTGGCCAGCCTGGTCCTGCACCGCCAGGATATTCATATCGTCCATCTCCAGAGCATCCGTGATGCCAGTATCTTTCCAGCTGTACCAATGCAATCCAGAGATATCTACCAACAGACCCTCCTTTTGCATGCGCAGCAGGATACGCCGGTGCCGTTTGCCCATCGTATTCTTATTGCAAGGCTTTGGCTGTCCAGGCTTGAAGCCCTCACCAAAGACATAGAACTTCATCGGGATCCGGTCAATAAACACAGGGTCGAAATAATGCAGGAAGTCAGCTGGGATAGTCACATATCTGGTTTTCTTAGTCTTCGCTTTACTGCTGGGTATCGTTACCATACCATTCTCCAGATCAATATCCTCCCTCATCAGCCGCATAATCTCTGAAGGACGCATGAAGCAGCAATATTCCAGCAGCAGCGCATAAAAAAGCAGCTGGCTTTCTTCCCGGATGCGAGTGATGACCAGGCGCGCCTCCCGGGGCGTGAAGTTGCGGCGCTGCTTTTCCGGCTTATCCATATACGGTATCTCCGTAAATGGGCTTGCATCGATATACTCCTTCCGGACCAGCTCATTGAAGATAGCCCGCATGTAACGCAGGTTATTATTGTAGGCATAGGCCCCCAGGTCACGGTCTACCAGGCAACTATCCATATAGCCAGCCGCATGGCGGCGGGTGATGGCATTCACTTCCAGCCGGTCCCACCGGTGCTTGCGCAAATACAGTATGAAGAACTTAGCCGTTGAGCCGTAGGAGCGCATCGTGTCTTTGCGGGTAGTCTTCGACTTCAGCTGAAGGATGTAATCCACCGCCTCCACCACATTCGTTTTTCCCAAGTGGTCTTGTTGACTCTCCAGGAGCGCGCTGTTCGGCACCTTGCCCTCCTCAAACAAAGAGATAGGCCGACCCTGCTCCAGCCACCAGGTCAGTTTATCCACAATCTCCTGCCCTCTCTTTTCGCGAGTAGGCACATCCTTGATTCTGTTAAGATTGAAAGTGAAGCGGAAGCGCTCACGCAGCTTCGTGATGTCGTTGATGGCATACAAAACGATGTACCACCGATTGTTTCCCTTGACGAGCCGGGGCGGCTCCCATGTGGGCAAAAAGTTTTTTTTCATTTGAAGGTCTTCGGCTTGCCCCAGACTGAGTCAGAACTGTGTCAGCAAAACCGAGGTTTCAAATGTAAGTAGTTGAAAAATAGAGACTTGTAAGAAAAACAGCGGAGGAGGAGGGATTTCCTACCAACCCCCTACCCTTCCCAAAGCACTAATAAACAGTGCTTTAAGAATTAAAACCAATCGCTATTCCAAGGCTACTGACCCACTACTGACACACTTCTGACACACTGACACGGCCGTTTAGGCAAAAAAATATAAGGCTACACCAAGCCCGTTTCTTTATTATCCATATCATCCAGCTCCCGGCGTTCGCGTTCAGCGCCCATATCTGCCATAGCTTTTGTCGTTGACCTAAGCTCCTTCATCTCGATATCGGTATTGATACGCTCTACCTGGCCACCCAAAGTGAACAGATCAATCGTAGCACCTACCCCGGCAACGCCCAGTGTGAACAGATAGAGAAAACCTGTGCCCGTTTTGCCCAGGTAAAAACGGTGAAAGCCCAATATGCCAAACAGACCAATGAAGTACCATAAATAAGCCTTCGTCTTGCTTTTCATGTCTGGATGGTCCTGGTCTGGTTCAGAACGAAGCCGCTTGAAAAGGTTTATAATAAACCAGACAAAGCCCCCTACTACCATCAAAATAATCGCTAGAATAAATACCGTCTCGCCCATTTGTTCCTATTTTTTTGGTTTGACTATTGAATGTTTTCGTTTTGAAATTCCATATACTTTCTCCGAGAGCACACACAGTTCAGCCTTCATAGCCCGAATCTTCTCAAGCAGCGCCTGCGCCGTTTCCAGTTCTTTCCCTTTATCATTTCCCATAGTATACACAGAGTTTTGTTTTAGCCGCTTTCTTCCAGCCGCCGCATTCGCTCTTTGAGGTCTTCCATTTCCTGCTTTACCTCTTGCCACTCTTCTTCAATGATGCGGAGGATGTTACTCTGGGGGGCGGGGGTGTATAGTTGTTTGGGTTCGTTTGCTTGTTCACCTTCTTTAGATAAATCAAGTCTCAAAAGATCATCAATTGATACTTGAAAATAATCTGAAAAATCAATCAAAAACTGTAATGGCGGGGGATTAATTCCACGTTCGTAGCTGCTTACCACACCTCTTTTCAAGCCCAGCTCTTTTTCAAGTTGAGTTTGTGACATTTTTTTATCACTTCTCAAGTGTTTGATATTCAGATAAATGTGTTCCATTATGGTGCAGTATAACAACTTATAATTGAATTTTTATCAATTATTAGTTGCATATCAATTATTAATTGAATAGCTTTGTTAACATCAAATGTTAAACATGGCTAATATAGCAAATACTGACCAGATACCTTTAAAGTACACCATAAAACGCATGGTGCAGCAGCTGCCTTACGGTGGGCGCGGCATGGTCATCATGCGTATGGCGGATGAGACGGGTAACCACGAAAATCACATCCGCCGCATGTGGAACTATTCCTTGAATAGTGAGCATGAAATTAAGATGGAAGACCTGATCGTATTTGCGAAAATCCTCAACGTCTCAGTCGGGGAGCTTATTCATGAAGACTTACGTGAAGAAATGGTAGAGCGGTACAGCAGCTGGAAAGCCATGCTGGAACAGCAGTAAGATTATAGCATGAGACGCCCTGAAAAGTCAGGGCAACGTTTTGAACTGTGCATTTTGGAATGAACCTGGAATTTGGAGAGAGTCGGTTTGCCCATTGTTCATGGGGTGAATGGAGGTCTCGAACTGACTCTTGTTTAGGGTTCTATTGTTCATCGCCGTGCCCTTCGGGGCGCGGCATTTTCACCGCTTATGATCTCCCAAAAGAGGGAGTTGATTAATACCCCCCTCCTTCAGAGAAGGAAAGGACGAAGGCTGGAGCTGGAGGGCTCCAGCCAAATGCCAGGGTGGAGCAGTTGGTAGCTCGCTGGGCTCATAACCCAGAGGTCGGAGGTTCGAGTCCTCCCCCTGCCACTAGATTAAAGTCGTTCATCGGATTATGATTTGTATTCTGCGGGGGCTTAGAGCAGCCCCCGCTTTTTGAACGGCTTCAAGAATAGACACACTATGAACACGGCGGCAACCACTCCGCCTGACAGCCGGGAAAGACCGGCGCATTTTTTCGTAACAAAAAAAAAGATCAATGAAAGTCAAGATTCAAACCAACAAAAACGAGGTGCGCAAAGGCATCAAAGGCGTATTCCGAGACACGGTCATTGCCATCGTCACACTGATTGCTTTCATCCTTATCAAATCAGCATCATGAGTAACCCAATCAGATCAAGGAACGAAGCCTACGGAGCGCTTATCCTATTGGCCATTGGCCTGGCTTGTTATTCCTACTTCGCGTTCGCGCATTAAAAACCCGCTAACGGGGCGGCTTCGAAACGGCCCCGAAAGCGGGTATTGAAAAATACTTCAATACTCAAAATTATGAAAAATCTTCGGTCTACGCCACAGGACAAGACATTCTTCGAAACCTACGCCAACCTCATCCCCTCTATTAAGAAGTCTGGCTACGCCGCCCAGGTCATTTCTGCACTCACAGAAGTGGGCGGCATTTACGCGGCGGCTTATGCCGCATTGCTGCCGGTCGCGCCCGCTTACGCTATGCTTATGGCAGGAGTCATTGCACTTATTGGCACCGCCGTCATCGAGCTGGGGCTGCGTAAGCTGCTGCCGCATTCCGTAGACGCTGTGCTGTACCACCGCTTCACAGGCCTTCACGTGCCCATGAGCCTGCTCATCCTGATTTCTACGCTTATCCTTCTGGCTGCATCCGGCTTTCTGTCTTTTCAGAATAGCAAAACGATAGTAGAGCAGGTCACGCCTGAGGCAGAAGTAGACAGCCTGGCTATCCAGGCAGCACAGATCAACTTCAATGCTGCCCTTCAGCTGGCAGACAGACAGTTCAGCAAAGACAGCGCTATGATCGCACAGCGCTATGCAGCCATGGCTGGCGCTGCCACTACTGCTTTTGATGGCAAAATAGCCGCACAGTGGACCGCCTACAACAACCTCAAGAACCGGGAGCAGCGCACCGGCAACAGCTACGCCACTCGGAAAGACCAGGTCAAAGCAAGCATTGCCAGCCTGAAAGCAGAGAAGGCACAGCAGGTGGCGCAGCTGGAGGCCGACAAGTCGCAAGAACTCGCTATCCTTCAGACCGATTTCAAGAGTAAGTCAGCCGCCGCCCGCTCCGAGCGTGAGCACGGCATAGCGGAAGTCAAAGCAGCCAACCAGGCTGCTGCCAGCAAGCGAGATGGCACCGTGGCTACCTATGGCGGTGGGCTGGCTTACTTCACCATCATCTGCCTGGTCATCCTGGTATTCTCCATCATCCTGGACCGCATCCATCACAAGGGGTCCAAGATCACGCAAAAGGTCAGCCTGAGCCAGTACGATATAGCCACGCCGGTGTGGGAAGAAATGTGGGAAGCCTTCCGCGAACGCTTGCAGTACAACATCCGCAGCCGCATCAATGCCTTTGCCGAGCGCACCCCGGATGCGCCCCTGCCGGTCCCCCGGGCGCCGGTGTATGATGCCACAGCAATCACAGAAGAAGTGGACCTCATACAGTACCAGCAGGAAGAAGAGGAAGCAGACAAAGTGATCTACCTGCCCAAGCGCCGCCGCATTGGTTTTCATACACACGGCAGCCGTGATCCGCTAGGCACACGAAAAGAGCATGGCCCACACCCAAAAACGGAGCCCCCCACTGAGCGCACTTCACAAGAACTTGCCCTGTACAAGCAGCGCCTCAAGATGTACAAGAAACGCCTTGCACAGCAGCAGCGCAAAGCACGGGAACAGGAAAAGAAAAGCGGTGTGGTCAACCAGCGCACAGAGGATGCGGTCCTTAACAACCAGCGCTGGGTCGAGCACTACGAACAATTGATTAACCAATCAATCCGGGAGCAATGAGCCAGATATCAATAGTAAACAGTGCCGAGCTGGAAGAACTACAGGCAGAAGTGATAGATGTTCTTGAGCACCTGCAAAGCATAGACTACCTGGACGCTCAGCATACCGCAGAGCAGATAGGCATAGCCAAACACCTGCTGAATAAGCTGGTGGGCACGATTGAGAGCTATAAGTAAGCGACGAGTATAGCCAGGCAAACCCATCCCCCAAGTAAGCCCTGGCAAACGGACAGGAGGCAGGTATGCACAAGCCCCCCCAACTTTTTTCAGGAAGCATCTCTGTCCTATTGTGAGGCAGAGCAGCCACGTAATTTTCAATACGGATGACCGCTAGTGCGATAGAATAGGGAACCTGTACCAAACAGGTACTGGTTCTCTATACCAGCAGTAATGCAGTCATCCGAGGGGAGGGGCGACGGCTCCCCCCACTTTTTCCTTAAAGCACGAAACGGATGACATGATCAAGAATGAACAAGACATAAAATCTGCTGCCGGGGTCCTGGATATTGTCAAAGAATATGTAGACCTCAAACCTAGAGGCACTTCTTTTCTGGGCTTATGCCCGTTTCACAATGAGAAAACACCTTCCTTCAATGTGTCTCCTGGCAAAGGCATTTATAAATGCTTTGGCTGTGGTGCATCGGGTGACGGCATACAGTTCCTTATGGACCACAAAGGGATGTCCTATCCGGAGGCACTGGAGGAAGCAGCAAGGATAGCCAGGGTGCCGGTAGAATACGACGACTCTGACGAATGGAGAGCCTTCCGGGAAAAGAACAAGGAGCAAAACGACCGGAACAAAAGCCTGAAAAATCTGCTGCTTCAGCTGCACAGCTGGATGTACCAAAACAGCTGGGCGCATGTTTCCCTCGGTCATTGCGATCAGGTAGACTTTGCCGGCCGGCACTACACCTGGAGTACCATTAAGGAATTTGGCTTATGCTATGTAGAGAAGGGCAACCTTATCACTGCAACGCATACTCAGCAAGGATGGCCAATAGATGACCTTCTCCACATGGGGCTGGTGCGGCACTCCAACGAAGGCGGCGCTCTCTATGATTATTTCCGGGAACGATACCTTTTCCCGATATCTGACCACTTAGGCAACATCATAGCCTTTGGTGGGCGTAAGCCTAAGGAGGACAAGAATAAGCGCAACCCGAAATACCTGAACAGCCCTGAAAGCAGCGTCTACGACAAAAGCACGGTGCTGTTTGGGCTGTCCAACAACATCAAGCATATTAAGCGCCAGGGCTACGCAGCCCTGGTAGAAGGCTACACGGATGTCATTTCCCTGTACGAGTATGAGGTAAAGAATGCAGTGGCAACCTGCGGCACAGCGCTGACCGAACAACAGGCCAAACTCCTAAAACGGTTTACCGATCAGGTTTTGTTGCTTCGTGACGGAGACGAAGCAGGACGCAAAGCAGCAGAACGTGACGTGGAAGTTTGCCTGAAGGCTGGACTGATGGTCAAAGTAGCACTGCTCCCGGAAGGAGAGGATCCGGATAGCTTCATTCGCACCCACACCAAAGCGGGCTACGAGCTCTTCCTGGAAGAAGAAAGTGAAGACGGCCTGCTTTGGCGATCGATGCAGCTGTGGGACAAAAACGACATCTTCAAGCAGGAGAAGGCGTTCGATGTTGCAGCCTCTTTGATCAGCTATATCAAAAGCGCCACGCTTCGGGAGAACTATATACGCGAGCTCACCAAGAAAGGGAATATGGGCTCAGTACGAAAGCAGCTGAATGATAAGGTTACCAGCTACGATGAGAAACGCCTGGTCAAACAAACCGACCTTTCTGAAGCTCAGGAGCGTAGCATTATTGAGTTTGGCTTGTACGAAAAGAATAACCGGTATTGGCTCACCAATGATGTTATGAACGATGGATTCACCATCAGCAATTTCATAGTTAAGCCTATCATGCTGATTATAGGCGCGAACGCCAGTCAACGCTTGGTGGAGATACGGAATGACAAAAGCAAAAGCTATATCATTAATTGTGACTCCAGCGTATTCACCAGCCTATCCAAATTCAAGGAAGCTACTGAGCGCTTTGGTGCTTTCGTTTTCAACGGGAAGCCGGAGCATTACGAGCGCGTGAAAATGAAGGTCTACCGGGAAAGCAAAGACTGCTTCCCCATCAGCGTAATGGGAATGCACCGGGAAGGCTTCTACACCTGGGGCAACGGCATATCCGTAGACGGCAAGTTCAAGGAGGTGGATGAGTACGGCGTGGTCACCTACAATAAGACCAGGTATTTCCTGCCTGCCTTTTCGCGCCTGCAGGAGAACATCAAGGCCGATGACATGGACACCATGTTTGAATTTGAAAAGAAATTCACCTTTTTCCCCGAACTTGACTGCATCACATTCGATGAATGGTCCCTGCGCATGAAGCAAGTACACGGGTGGAATGGAGCCATGGCAGTTGCCTTTGCCTGCGCTAGTCTGTTTCGTGACATAGTATTTCAGAAATTCCAGTTCTTTCCGCACTTGAATGCCTTTGGCCCATCAGGATCAGGTAAGACGTTTCTGGCCAGGTCGATCATGGCACTGTTTGGCAAAAGCAACAAGCACGACCCTTTCAACTTGGCTAGTGGTACGGCAGTGGCTTTTAAGCGCAGGCTGGCCCAAGTCAGCAATGGAGTGATCTGGTTTGACGAGTACTCCAATGATATCTTTTTTGGGCGGGTCGAGGCGCTCAAAGGCGCATACGATGGCGCAGGGCACGAAAAAGGCGTAGCAAGCCAAGACAATCGAACCATCACTACCAAGGTCAAGAGCGCGATAATGATTACCGGACAGCAGCAGATGACCAAAGATATTGCCCTGTACAAACGGGCCATTTCCCTGAACTGCAAAAGCGGCAGGAACACGATCGAGCGGCAAAAGCGCGCCAAGGAGCTCAAGGCTATGGAGGAAACTGGACAGTTTACTCAGATCACACAGTACCTCCTGCAGTACAGGAGCCTCATTGAGGAACATTTCAGCAGCAGCTTTGAATCCGGCAGGGCTCTAATCAACATCCGGCTGGAAAAAGAGGGCCGGGTAGTAGAAGACCGGATCGTCAACAATCACCTCATCCCACTAGCCGTCATGGATGTACTGAGCGGCGAGATCGAACTGGGGTTTGACTACAAGGAATTCTTTGAGTATGTGTACCAGAACATTATTGAGCAGAGCGAATCTATTTTCAATGAAGACGAGCTGAGCATCTTCTGGCGCATCGTAGAGTACCTGCACCAAAAAGGATTGGCAGATCCACGGAGCGGCATTCATCACAACATAGACATTGTAGTGCAGGAAAAAACAGATGAGCGCTACCAGAACGAACTGAATAAAAAAGAGAAGAAAGACAGCATTCAAAAGTCTTATCCGGAGAAAGCCATCTTGGTCTACATTCGCTTTGCTACCCTCCACCCCGAGTACCAGGAGCGACACTCCAAGCAGCGCGGCAAAAACGGGCTTGACCTGGGCGCTCTTCAATACTACCTGCGCACAAGCAGTGCCTACGAGGGGCAGAAGCGCGCGAAGAAATTCGGCGACAAGTCCTACAGCTGCTATGTATTCAATCTGGCAGAGCTGCCGGTGGAGCTGCCCCTTACAATAGAGGTCAAACCTACAGACGAAGAAGACGAAGATAAGCCGTTTTAGTAACAATATAGAAATGCATAATATGAGAAGTGCCGGGAAAATTTTTATGAGTTTCAAAAAGTTTGGGGTCAAAGTTGGTCAACTGGTCAACCGAGAGAGAAAAACAGTTAAAGAAACCTCTATAACTAATTGTTTATTAATTAATTATAGAGGCTTTGCCCTCCAAAAAGCTGGTCAACTTTCGGTCAACTTTCGGTCAACCTCGGTCAACTCGGTTGACCATGGTCAACCGAAAACAGGGGTTGGTCAACCAAGTAAAGTGTTGATTATCAAACATTTAACACTCTGGTTGACCCGGTTGACCAGGTTGACCAGAAAACACACACTTCAAAATTTTTCTGCCAAAATTTCCCGGCACTATCCTGCAAGCACTTTGTTAGGTACTCGTATTAAATTAAACCACTATACCAAAATATAAAATTTGTGACATGGATAACAGGCAAATAAAAGCGGTAGCCGTATTCTGGCTCAACGAGATGAGAGAAAAAGGCAGGAAGCGACTCAGCGCTATCCGCCGCGAACATGCGAACGGACAGAGCGATGCCGAAGCATTGCAACAAGCCGGTCAAAAACAGGAGGCTATAGAGAAGCTCGCTGCGATCATCAACGACTGGGAGTATAGCCTGGAGGAACTGCATGACTCCATCCGGAAGATTACTGCCGATCGCCGACAGGGCAAATTGTTTCAGCCTAAAAACCCGATGTGACATGAGAGGAGAACCCTGGACAGAAAAAGAAGAGCAAATACTGCGTGAAAGCTACGAAGCCGGAGGGCGGCGTTTTGCGCACCGCATGCTTACAGCAGCTGGTTACGACCGTACTTACATTGCCGTAGCCAATCGGGCTAAGAAATTGAAAATAAGAGCCCAGCAAAGCGGTAAGTTCCACTCCGGTCAGACGCCTTGGAACAAAGGCAAGAAGATGACTCAGGAGATGCGTGACCGGGTCAGCCATAGTTGGTTCCAGAAAGGGCAGAAATCCCACACAGCTAAGTACGATGGCTGCATAACCGTCCGAACGGATACCAGCACAAAACGAAAGTATAAATGGATCCGCATTGCAAAGAGCAAATGGAAGCCTCTGCACCGGCATTTGTGGGAAGAGGCGAACGGAGCAATTCCAAGAGGTATGATGGTTGTCTTCAAAGATGGTGACAGCCTGAACTGCACGCTGGACAACCTGGAGATGATATCCAGAAAGGAGCACCGCAACCGAATCATAGGAGATAAAACGCCTGCCGAGCGGTTGACAGATGGCTACGTCCGGCACGTCCTCCGGAACTATTACGACATGCGGGATGAAGATATCACCGCGGAAATCATAGAAGTCTGGAGGGCTAAAATTCAAATGGAACGCGAAATTAAAAAACTAGAAAACGAGTGATTATGAACACGATCAATATCTCAAAGCTGGAAAACCTGATAGGCAAAACGGTAAGCTACCGTGACTATGAATACGAAGTGCTTCAGGTTGACAAACAAGGCGACAGCGTAGTGGTGAAGACCGATAACAAACCTATCATCTTTCACAATCAAGCCCAGGTCAATTTCTTTGTCGAAGACGTAGTAGAAGTTACACACGCCGTCCAAGTCAGGCAGGAGCCTACTGCTGCAGTAGCGCAAGTCATTGGCAATGAAGTGCTGGACGAGGTCAAGAATCAATTGCTTGAGAATATCCGCAGGTTAAAGACGGACAAAGAATATATCCCCCAGGCAAAAGCCATGGCCCAGCAAGTCAATGCGCTGGTACAATTGACTCACTTGGAGATATCCGCGAGGAAGGCGCTCCACAAAGGAGATATCTAATGAAGCGGATTGTATTAGAGCTCATCAGCCTTTGCATCGCAATTAGCCTTATCCCGCCCGCCATACTGGCTGCATTTTACTACTGGCTAGAAAACAAATTGAGATGAACACAGTAACAATATCCTTTCTGGAGTGGCTATACAGCCTAATCGGCTACCAGGAGCCAAAGGCCGTCATCAAGCCACAGCCGCCAAAGGTACTGGAAGAAGACCTTATCTACGATGGCGGAACATTACCTGAGGTAGTCGTCACTGCCAAGCGGCTCTACATCATAGAATGGAGCGCCGCAGCAAGGAGAGCGTTAAGCCGTGACATCGAGACCGTGCAGCTTATGGCATTGATGACCGCCTGGCATGAGCACGGTACTGGAGATGACCGGCACCTGGCCTACATCTTTGCTTCCATCTGGCATGAGTGCCACTTTGAGCCTAAGAATGAAAGACGGGCGAATCCGCTCCGGCAACCTTCGCTATATCGGCAGCAGGCCGAGTATTGGGACACCGGCTATTTTGGTCGTGGGCCCATTCAGCTGACCTGGGAAGACAACTATGCCCGGTTTGGCAAGTACCTGGGCCTGCCGCTAGTGGAGCACCCAGCGCTAGTCAACAAACCGGAAATCGGATATAAGATCGCTGTCATTGGCATGGTACGTGGCTGGTTTACCGGGGCCCCGCTGCGCTGGTACATCAATGACGCCCGGGAGGACTACGTGAAAGCCCGCCGAACGGTCAATGGAGACGAGCATATCAATGGCAAGAAAATCGCCCGCGATGCCGAGCGGATCCTCGAAGCTTTTCGGAGCATGAAATATTAAGCCATGCTGGAAGTAGACCACAGCAACATCAAAGCCATCATTGAAAGCATCGTCAGTCATGCCTTAGTCAGGCACGGATTGAGCATTGATGAGTTGCGATATGGAAACTACCTTATTTTTCAGAGATTTAAATCATGAAGAAAATCTAGAAAATGGATTGACTTTTCATGCTGCTGGTATAATTGATTATATCTCTCCAAACAAAGGCAATGGGAGTGGAAAAGATTATTCTGTAATCTATATTCACCCATTTGATTTTTTTGTGGTTCGAGCATGGAGAAGTGAAAATGAGATTGAGATTTTCGAAGTTGATGATTATACATATCAATCTGCAAAAGAATCTCTTGATGATTTAGAATCGGAATAGGCGCACGCTGTCACACACCGGCTTAGCTATGCGCTGCCGCCAGATCAATCGCCTCTAATTAGTAGCAATATTATTAAGGGCCTGATAATATGATTATGCGCATGTTTTTGACTGGCGGTAGGCGTATAGCGAATGGTGTGTGATGTGAACCCTAAAATAGTGAGCTGCGACGATAGGAGCGCGGCTGACTATATACCCCCGAGCCTGTGGAGGCCGGGGGGAGAATGAACCTTATTTTTTCATGGTATAACCCTACTCGGGAAGGCCGCTTTCAAATAAACCTAAAATGAGTTATAAAAAAGTGTCAATTGAAAAAATCAAACCTTCTGAATCAGATTGGAAAAATGCAGTTGCAAAACTCTGGATGAAAGAGGAACAGGAATCAAAGGATGTCCCTCTTTGGTTTTCAGATAGCGTCGAGAAAGATGATATTATGTGTCAGTATCACCCAAGTTTTTTTGGGCGATTTGAAATTGATGATGTAGAGGGCATTGAGGACTTTGAAACTTCCGAATTGCGGCACGGTGACCCCTATTACCTCAATGACCAGGATGATTTTTTTCATAGAAAAAACATCAGGTCAAACAATGCTTATCGTGCTGCTTTTTTCGAGGAACCAGCAAATCAAAACCTATGGGAGGATAGAGTCTATCTAGGGGCAGTTGAGTTGATGTTGAAAAAGATGCATGAAAAAATTGAATCGTATTCTTAGCGGCCCATATCACACACCGCACAGTGCTACCCGGCGTGCCGACCGCAGGGAGGTATGATCGGGTAGCTGTAGTTGGGTGCTGTTTTAACCCTTTCATGTTCAAGCCCGGAGGATGCGGAGGGCGGGTGACTAAATTATCGGGCAATAAAAACTTTTCATCTATATCACATAAAGCTTTATCAAATGAAAATTCGAATTGTAAAAGTAGAATGGGAGCCAGGCAGAGATGATTTTTTAGGTCGCAAGTGCTATTTTTCTTTGAAAGATTACTGCAATCTATTAGTAAAAGAAAAAATACTTCATCGACACGGAGAAGAGTACGGTCAAATGATGCAGTATTTCTACCGAGATTACTACAAAGGCTGGGCTAATAATAGAGTTGATAATCTTTCTAGGATAGATTACATTCAATTATCCTTTTCTGATATCAGAATCTATTGCTCTCACATTAACAAAATCGTTGGTGTATTGCCTGATAAAATACTAAGCCATCCTTTTGTAAAGGAGTTAAATCGAAAGATAGATCATATGGTAGCTCATCCTATCTGGGATAATTGGGATCATGATCTTATAAGCACAGATAAAGTATTTTTCTCTAAATATTTTGAGTTGCAAATTTTGCGGTCACTTGAAAAAATATCATTGCACTATGAGAATTAAATATCAAAAAATTGGTAATAATACTTTCCCTGTTATCTGGCGAAAGAAAGGAAATAAAGAAACTGATCCTTGTCCATTCTGTGGTAATCTACATGTGCATGGTTTAAAATCATCTGGGCATCTTCATACTCATTGTGGTTATGGTGTCAATCGGATTTTTAAAGTAGATGGATTTAAGTTTGAACAGGATAGAGGATATATACTTTTGGAGTATGAATAGCAGCCAACTAAGGGCTACACGCAGGTGCGTTTGTAATCGTATGATGACGGCTAAGCACTTGCGTGTAGCCTATGGTGTGTGCCCTTCGCAGGATTAAGAATTTGGGGAATCATAAGTAAGACCGGTAGTGACCAGTGCGCTGCCGGTTTTTTCTTGTTCTACCCCCACATTAATCCAGCTGCCATCTTAGCTGAAAATAGATGGGATGAAAGCATACAGGGTAAAGGCTGGCCGGCACGATTTCAATCCACGAGAGTGGCCGTTTATCTGGCGCGTCAAGAAGATCAAGAAGCTACAGTGGCGTGTGATGTTTGCGGAGAACTGCCGCTACAGCCTGCCGGATGGCGATCAGTGGGACTGGAACAAAGGCGGCGGAATATCCTTCAAGCTTTTCCCAAACAACCACGACAACATCATGTGGGCATGGCGGTACAATCCTCAGAAAGACCTGATCGAATTGACCGCTTACAGCAACAATACCGCTACGGGCCGGTACATAGGAACGGGGAAAGGTGATGTGTTGATAGAACTGCCCTTTGGAGAAGAGGCGGTCATCAATATTGCGCCTACCATCAACAACCAGTGGATTGTCCACTTTGAGCGGCCTGATGTCTACCAAGTCCATACTTACCACCCGGCACGAAAGTCGTTCTGCATGGCAAAGCGGCTGGGCCTCTGGTTCGGCGGCAACAGAAAGGCACCAAAGAGAATGACTATTTTCGTTGAATTCAATCACCAATGATTAACGCTAAGCTTCACATATCATACCCAAGCTGGTGGCATGCCATACGGTTTCGATTCCGAAAGCGGTATGAGATTAGTATCCCCTCCAGCTGGACAGAGGTGCCACCTGCCAAAGTGCTGCCGGTGATGAAGGCGATGCTGGAAGGGCATCCACCGCGTAAGCTTTGCCTGCAGATATTGAGGGAACTCCTTCCTCTGCCTGCTTCTGTTTTCTACCGCATCAAAAGCATCGACTTTTTGGAACGGCTAATCCCGCACATCGAGTGGATATCCAATACGTCGATGACCGCCACACCATTGAAAGCCATCTCCTTCAATGGCGTAGCCTATGCCATGCCTGCTGAAGACTTTCAAAATCTACGCCTGCAGGAGTACAAGGAGGCTGATAAGTATTACCAGCAAATCTTGAAAGGGGACAACGAAGCCCTGCCACGATTCATAGCAGTACTGCTGCGCGAGATGGAGGATGACGCCGCACAGCGATTAAAAAATAATGACCTCCGCCAGCCCTTTTACCTGGCTGACCTAGAGGCTAGGGCACAAACTTTCAAACGCTTACCGGAAGAGGTAGGATTCTATGTGATTCAATACTTCACCGCCTGCAAAGTCTCGCTGTATGAACACTACCCGGCAGCCTTTGAAGGCGGCAAAAACACGGAGCAATCAGAGGCTTCCTGGAATGATGCACTGACGGACGTGGCAGAGAATGGCACCTTCGGCAGCTTCCAGGAAGTGTTGCAGCTGCGCGTCCATATCTTCTATGAATGGATTGCCAAGAATAAGCGCCGCATCAAAGAGCAGGAGTTGAGGGAACTGCAAGACGCGATCAAAAACAATCACAATAAAATTGCTTCCGCATGATCATCCACGGCACTGCTGATATAGAGGCTTACTTCGAGCGGATGGCTGACAACCATCCGGACATCATGGATTTTGTAGTTGGTGATTCGGAGCACATCCTGAGCCGGGACAGGAGCAGCCTGGAGTACCCTTGCTTATGGCTGGAGAGTCCGAATGTGAATTGGGACTTTGGTACCAAGCGTAGCATGGACTATGAATTCTCCATCTCTATTCTCGAGAACGTACCCGATGATGCCTGGCGGCGCGAACAATACCTGAAGCATAAGCTGCTTCTTATCACCGGCCACATCCTGCACCAGATCAACCAAGATGCCGAGGCGGGTATCATTTTGCTGACCGGCAAAAGGACCAAGAGCATGTTCCTGCCTCGCATGGGCAATGACAACAGCATACTTTGGCGCACTGACCTGGTCTTCTCTACACCGCTCAGCTGGTGCGCACCTACCTGCAAGCTACCTGATGCTTGCCAGTCAGGCACACTGGCTATGTTTAAATGGGAAAATAGCATTACCGGTGGCTTCACCGGGCTAAGTGTGACCAACCTTTCCAAACCAACTGATGAGATGTGGGACTATGAATGGGAATGGCAAATTGATGATGGAGCCCCGCAGTCCAGTACATCGGAAACGCCGGCCATTTCCGGAGCGGGGGACTGGATATACATCAGCCTGAAGATTACCGGTGAGGATGAATCTTGTGTGCGCTATGCGTCTGCCTACTTCAACCATCTCAAGAACTGTGGCGTAAGCGTCCCCTATTTGATCAACAAAAAAGATTGCTAATGGCGATCATCGAAACCATACTGCCCGAAAAAGTGAGCCAGGTCAAGTGCAATGAGGTGCGCGTTGCAGCCAGCAGCAATATGATCGTAGAGCCTTTGGTCAATAACCTGCGTATCCGTGTCGACGGCTCTCCAAGTATTGGCGAAGAGCTGACGTTCTCTTATGATGGTGTCACTGTCACCTTTACGGTAGCCGCACAAGCAAATGACAGCGGTACCCAGCTCAGCCAACAGGGCGCACTCAGCCTGGATGAGTATGTGGCTTTGCTGGCAGATGAATTCAAAAAGAACTGGGATGTCTGCCTCAATTTCCGGGTGGAGTTTGATGTTTCGTCGGCGCTGAAATACATCCGCTTGTTCCCCAGGGCGACCTCCTCCCTGAATTGGACGTTTGAGAACGGCTTGACTAACTTCGATGTCGTTGATGTGGTCTCCAGCTCCAGCGCTGACGTGGAAAATGGCAGCATCGCCCTGCTCGTAGAAGTCTATGACCAAGAGAGCGCCGAGTATGGAAATCCTTTGCCGCACATACTGCCCATCCTGATCAATTACCAACCGGTTGTTTTCGATATCCGCCCGGACTTCAATCTCCGCTATCATTTGCCAGACCGTGCGACCATCGGCATCGGTGGCGACTTCTTCAATCATGCGCCAGACTGCTACACCAAATACCGGCTCAGATTGGGAGAACGACAAGGCGCTCCGCCTCAGGTGCAGGCTTTGAACATTATTGATCAAGAGTTCTTCGCTATCTACGGCGGCAGGCCTACGCGGGAATCGTACCAGAAGTGGTGGCAGTTTTTTGGCAAAGGAAAGCAGTTCCTGACTTTGCAGCCACTGCAAAAGGAGACCACTATGGAGCAGCCGGAGTGGCTGTACTGGATAGGGCGAGCTAACCATACGCTGCTGCTAAGAGTAGAAACAACCGCTTACGATGGCACAGAAACTGCCTATACTCTGAGCGATGGGTATGACTTTGAGCTGGGGGTAGTTGCTTACATCAAAACCGGGTTCACGCAGCTGGGGCTGACTTATGACCCAGCAAATCCAATCATCGCTTATACCGTATATCTGGTAGATGGCGCTGATTTCATCTGGAGTGAAAGGCGCGAGTACATCTTGGACGCTGACTGCGTCGAATGGGAGCGTTATTTCCTGTTTGGCAATAGCCTGGGCGGCTGTGACACGCTAAGAGCTACTGGCAAATCAGAAGCCACAATCAATTATGAAGCCCAGCAGGCGGAGCGGATCCTCAGCCAGGAGGTAATTGAAGATGGGCGCGGGCAGTACTTTCAATACAACCGGTCTCAGCGCGTGAGCTTTGAAGCCCGGGTAGGTTACATCACTAAGGAGAAGTTGCTTTACCTGCAGGAGCTGCTCCTGTCTGATGAAGCCTGGATGATTGACACTGCCACCCAAGAATTCATTCCGATCGTGATAAGCCCCGGCTCTGTGGATTTCTTCAAGGATGGGCAAGACCTCTACACGCTCACCTTCAATTATGAATACGCTTTCCAGGATTGCGCCATCAGTAAACCGGAGATATGAAATTGAAGATCGGCAAGAATGGAAAATACCTGAACCTCTTTCCTGATACCAGCCTGCAGCTGGATATGATCAGCCCGGTGTATTTTGGTGACCGGTCGCCTGGGTTCTTACCGAACGTGAAAGCCTACAGTTTCACTATCCCCAACGATGCACATAACCGGGCAGTACTTAACCGGCCTGAACTGTTGGATAATCCTGAGGATCTATTTGTGGAAGAAGGCTGGCAGGTGAGCTATAATGGCTACATCATTCTTACCGGCAGGTTGGAGATAGAAGACACGACCCGCTCCGGCTCTTACAAAGTCACCATCATCGGCGGCATCGGCGGTAACCTGTACGACCTGAAGGAAATCTACCTGAACCAACTGGAGCTGGGCAAACCCAATCTCGGTGATGATGATAATACAGTCCTGAATACTATTACCGGCATCACCCAGGCACCTGGCGATTCCGATTTCCTTTTCCCGACCGTGAGGGTAGCGCAAGATTCCGGACTCGAGACCCCAGAGTTTGAAGAAGGAGATCCGGAGCCTGACCCGGTGCCCACCCGGTACAAATACGCCAACCGGTACCGAGCCGGGGCTCACGTCCGGGAAGAGGTACAATATGACAATCCGGTTTCCAGCACTTTCATCCCAATGCTACGCCTGCGCCGCTTGATAGAGAATGCCTTGAGCAAGGTCGGCTATCAAATGGCTGGTGTCTTCTCCAGCCACGAGCATGCTGAGGAGCTGAGCGAACTGATTGTTTTCAACACCCGCACACTCGACCAGGATGAAAGCCTGAACCCGCCGACAGAATACGAGGACATCAGCCTGATGACCGATCTCAACCTGAACCGGCATGTGCCGGAGGTGAAATGCAACGACCTTATCCGTGAGGTTTGCAACACCTTTTGCTGGGCGCCATTCGTTGACCCGATAAGCCAGGTGGTGACGCTTACGCCTATGAAGGACATCCTTGCCAACCAATCCTTCCTGGTCTGGACCGCTAAGGTTTTCCCGGAATATGTCAAGTCAAGAAAGCTGAGAGAAGTGCCGGTCAGCTTTCAATATGAGCACACCGGCCAGGATGAATACGCAGAGCAGGTTGATACAGATCAGCACCGTTTTGTAACCAAGACTTATGCCACCTACGATGAAGCAGACGCAGACTTGACCAACGATGACCAGGGAGCCATCGTCTACATCGAAGCCTACAATGAATACTATGAATTCCGTGGCCTGATCACCCGCCCTTCTGGCACAGTGCCACTCTTGGTGGGGCTCGGCAAAAACCTGGGCTACATCAACGATCAGCAGGAGCCCGTATTCATTCCGGACACCGACAGCTTATTGATGTGGACAGAAAGCAACGCTGAGGCGGGATGGTCCGGATACTCCTTCCCTGGTGTAGAGTGCCTGCCGGTGTTCTACGGCTCTCTGATCACGCCCTGGTATGAAGATGGAGAGCAGATAGACAAAATTGTCTTGCTCTTTTACCGAGGCATACAGCTGGACGGAGATGATGAGCTTTACCCCCTGGCATCCTCTGGCAGCTACAACTATGCCTCTGAACAAGTCGGCAATCTTTCCCTGCACTGGAATGGAGAGACGGGGCTTTACAACGTATGGTGGAAAGACTGGCATGAAGCCATTCAGCGTATGCGCCCGGTGACGTACCCCACCCGTATGAATGAACGCGACCTGGCCAACCTGGACTTTTCCAAAAAAATCCGGATCGACAAGCATCTTTATTTCCTGAAGCGCGTACAAATCACTATAAACGCGAACAGTATAAATACTGCCAGTGTAGAATATATGCAGATCAACTAATCGGCATTGCCCTCCAGCGCCAGCCTTTCGTCTTCTCCTTCTACTGATAAGTTTCAGCGAATAACATTTGCAGAACCCGCTTACTCTGCCCTATCCGGAGAGGAGGGAAGCGACTTATTTAGTAGTGATGCCAACAATTACGATCCACGTCAGCCGATTCACGAAACGAATCTTTGAGCGCCGATATGGCCATCAACAGCCTTATCAGATTACTCGTTCTGATGCGCTCTACAATCATTTGTGCGCCGAGCCGCTGCGCCAAAACAACTGGTGCGCGACGAAAGTCAATAAACTCCTCACGGAGTCCATTCAAATCCAAGTGACAGACCGCCTGGCCAGGCGGATGAAAGCCAAAAACCGGACTTGCTTCATCGGGGAGCACCTGCACAAGATATTCCAGGAGAAAATGCTCACGTTTGTGCAGGCGCAGGTATTAGCAGATTTGCCAGCCCAAAGAGCGCTGAAAAACTTCCTCGCTTACTACGGCATCGAGTCAGATGATTACTCCCTTGAAACTGCCTATACAGCCTGGCAGCGACATAAAAGAAAATTTCTGCCTAAAAATTCCAGTAAATCCGCAATGTTCTGGGGCGGTTCCGGCCAACAAAAAGAAACCATTGTTGCGCCTTACACAGAGCCATTGCCTATGCCCGTAGAAACGCTGGTTGAAATAGTGAGCACACACTTTTCTGTAACTGCAGAGAAAGTGACTGGCAACTGCGAAGCGAACCCATACTACCGAAAGGTACTGGCTTGGGCACTTAGCAATTATACTCACCTTACCTATAAGGAGATGCAGAGCATCATCCCAAAACACATCAGCCGGTTGAGCCGGTACATCAGTGAAATCGATTTTCAGCTCAATCATTATTCAAATGTCAACCGCGATATACTGGAAATCAGGGCTGCAATCGAATTAGAGCGTACTAAAATGCAGGCCAGCGATTAGCCAATTTGCAGGCATGTTTGATTGCTGTAAGCTTATAAATGTAGAAGGCAGGCTTTGCTCAATAGATGCTGGCTCGGACGAAATGAACCGGGGCGGCCTCATTGAGCTGTTTGTTATTTGCCAGGATATGATCTTGTCGGTGCCTTCCTACAGCTTTAGCTTTGACATCAATCAGCGCTCAGAATTGGACGGCATGATGCGCCTGAGGCAGAACGCTGAGGCCTACCGCTTCCGGTTCACTCCGGAGACCGGCGTATTCACCGAGGTGCAGCAGGAAGATGACAGCGGTATCTACTACGATCAGACCCTCACCATCCAAGTCCCGAAAGACCGCCCGGAAATCACCTGGCTAAAGTACCAGATGCGCAACAAGCGCTATGCCTTCATCTATAGAGATCAGAACGGCATCGCCAAATACCTGCCGTCCCTGCGCGTAAAAATGGACCTGGACACCAAAAGCGCCCCCTCAGAGTACAATGGCCACACGCTCAACGCCCGCCGGGCCAGCAAAAAGCCAGCCCTGCACTGGAAGCTCACCCCCGGGCAGACGCTGGAGGATATCTTCCTAGCATCTATCTTGCAGTTCCGGCACGAAGTCATCAGTTTCCCAAGCGGAATTCAGGAAAATGGGGTGGCGCAAATTTCGTTTTTGCCATTTAGCGACGAGGCTATAGTGTTGATATTGAATAACTCAATAAAGCTTGAGCCCGGCACCCATTACGTAATCAGCGAGAATAGGATTTTCTTCAAGTTCTCAGATGAAGGCACTACGGAATCACCGAGCACTATACAGGCATTCTATGCCTACGAAGACCAGGGCACTGCGATCGGAAGTTATGTAACGCACATCGAGACCAAGTCAGTAGCCTACACCTCAGGAGAAACCTTCTCTCTGCCTTCAGCACCTATCGATATACAGCACCTTTACATCACCTACAACGACACCTTGCTGCTTCAGCCAGGCGTACACTTTACGCTGTCCGGCAGCACGGTGACGCTATTATTTGATTCTGAGCCGTCACTAACCGACACCGACACATTTAACTGCACCTACCTAAGCGACAGTGGTAGTCTGAGCTTAGGAGGATTCCGCAACTACGTATTAAAAACAAAACTTGAAATCCCGATCGGCGAAACCTTCACCCTGCCGCATACACCAATATCAGGCAGCTTGATGGCGTGGTATGACAATACGATTCGCCTTAGAGAAGGAGTACATTACAACATTACAAATGATGAAGTGGAAATCCTGTTCAATATCCCAGCGACTAGCGGCACTGATCCTACTATTCTGGATTTTTGGTACGCCTATTAGTTGCCAGGTCGTTAAACTCCGAAACCTGGAGAAAGCCCCAGGAGCTGGCTACATAATCCAAACAGATTCAGATGGTGACGCTTCCTGGGGTCTGGACGTAGGCGGCGCCATCACCGTCAACCTCACGCCAATCGGATATGTGCCGAGCGCATCCGGGAATGCGAACAATAACAATGAAGTCGTTCAAGACCCGAACGGCAATATTTGGATCATTGATGGCACTGGGGATGCGGTTCAAGTCTCTACTGAAATTGATGGCTCTGAGACGGAGATCACTGCCGGGGCTAACGTTTCAATAACCGGCGCTGGAACTATTGCTAATCCTTATGTAATCAATTCGTCGGGTGGGGGCGGTGGTAGCATAACTACTTATAATGCCGGATCCGGCGCGCTTGTTACAGCATCCGGCGTGGGCATCACGTTTGCGAAGAATACCGCCACTGGAGTCTATACCTTTTCTATTCCTGATGAAGTAGTCCTCTACGAAGCAGTTGTAGATGGCGATGTTGCAGATGATGATGGCAATGGGGAATTGTTTGTCGCCTTCAATTATGACGGCACCCGGGCTTTCAATCAAAGCTTAGCCACTGCCTGGCGCCCGCATGTATGGGTATGGGAAAGTGGAGGGAGTGCCCCCAGCCGCTCGGCCCCAAAAAACATACAACCGGTGACCGTGCAGGGAATCAGTTCTATTGGAAATGGAGACCTTGAGCTGACGCTTCAAAATATCTCTACGATCACTCCAAATCCTGTATTTCAATTCAAATTCTAATGCGAAACCTGATACTAATTCTATTACTGTTCGCTGCCAGTATTGCTACTGCTCAATCGAATCAGCCATATTTTGCGGCTAGGGCTATTATGCCTGATGCTCCAGGAGACCTTGGAAGCGATATGTACAGAGTCGTCTTGGAGATCAGCGACCAGACTGGTGTCTACGATGGGCTGGATGTCAAAGATGACAGCACCTTCTTCCTTATCACGCAGCCTATTGCTGTTGGTGATGATATCAATCTCTACCCAGTGTTAGCAATTGGGCCTGCTTATGCCAATATAATTACAGTAGATGTATTGGATATTGACGCGGCCGGCCCTCCGAACATGGGCAGCCAAGTGCTGTGCGAACAATCACCTGATGGGCTTTTTGCTTATGTCTCCGGCGCGGGTGACCCGCTGAATCAAGCGATCAGCGATTATAACATGAAAAGGGTTGAGCTAGAACTAGCTTCCCGAATAGACAGCTTAGAGGAAGGCTTGAATGTTACTTTTTCGGGCACCGGCACGAATGAAGACCCTCTCGTTATTAATGCCTCCGGAGGCGGTGCAGGCACAGATGACCAGGTTGCAGCGGAAGTACCTTATGACAACAGCACCTCCGGCCTGGCAGCAACTGAAGTCCAAACCGCAATAGACCTTTTAGAGAATGAGATTGATGCGGTGAGCTCGGGAGCCTCCGATGGGGTTGCTGTTTCGGGAGTTGTGGATGTGGCAAACCAGGAAATCGATATGACAGTAGCTAGTCCTGGTAGTGATTTTTCTATAACACTTACTAACCTGCCTAATTTGGCGGGCTTTTCCGATTGGGATCAGAATTCGGCCGACGATTTCGACGGCGCATGGTTAAGCCTAACGGGAGTACCTGCCGGTTTTAGTGATAATGTGGATAATGTGGATGATGCTGATCCTGACGCGTTCAATGAAATACAGGATTTGACATGGAATGGAGGGGCAAGAGTTTTGACTTTAAGTGATGGAGGAGGCAGTGTTACCATAACGGATGATTCAGGGACTGATGACCAGAATGCCACGGAAGTAGATTATGACAATACAACATCCGGTTTAGCAGCAAGTGATGTACAGACTGCTATTGATTTGTTAGAAAATGAGATAGATGCAGTAAGTTCAGGGGCTTCGGATGGGGTTGCCACAGGGGGAACATTGGATGTGGGTAATCAGGAAATTGACATAACGGTGGCTTCTCCCGGTTCAAATTTTTCAATCCCTTTGAGCTTATTGCCTACGCTATCAGGGTTCAGTGGCTGGGACACTAATTCAAGTGATGACTTTTCCGGCGCATGGGGCGACCTTACCGGAGTACCGGCTGGATTCGCGGATAATGTCGATAATGTGGACGACGCTGATCCTGACGCGTTCAATGAAATTCAAGACCTTAACGTTGATTTCACAGGCGATTTTCTAACGTTCGGTTTGACAGGATCGGCACCTTTACAGTTCAATACTTTACTATATACTAGCGGTGATATCTCCGGTGGCGGTTCTCAAAATAACCCCCTGACGGTGGATTTTTCAACTATACCGGTTGGGAGTGGCTGGTTAAAAGATAGCCTTGAATCAGGAGACGTAAGAATAAGCCAAGCGGGCAATTTTGAAATTGAAAACCCTACAGGACTTGACAGTATATATTTTCACAATCCCGACGGCGGGGCTTTCAATATCATAAGTGACAAGGCAGAACTCACAGGCGCACAGATCGAAATGAATACTAATAATTTAGTGTTGGACGGGCCCCGATATAATTCATCGATAGGGGGAGATAAGTATTTTTTAGTTGTTAATAGCGCCGGCATGGTTGATACCCTGCATGAAGTTACAGGCGCAACCCCTCTTAACATTTACAACACTAGCGATACAGTGCTAACAGACAGGAAGGTAATCGCACAGGATGAAACCGTAAGCCTTGAATTTGAAAATTTCGATTACGTTAAAATCGAAAACGATGGTACAGACGATGTAGGGTTAAATATTGCAGGGAGCGGATTGCCTGCATTTAACAACAGGCTGTTGATTTTAAGCGATTCAAAAGGGCAGGATAGCCTTACTTTTACGCACGATTACAATAGCTCAGTGGGCGGGTTTTCTGTTGTAAGTAATGCCGCCGCATTTAATATCGAAGGGGAAAAAATGCTGTTGAAATCTGGTGACATTTCTTTTAATGTAGGAAATGGGGTAGTAACAGACGACCTATCGTCAAAAGGGCTAGAATATGCTGCTGATTATTCTGCTAATTTTACAAATGAATCGCTTGTAACAAAACGATATGTTGACGCGCAGACAGGCGGCGGCTCCCCGTTGACACAAGAACAAGTACAGGATTTTGTGGGGCCAATGCTACCAAACGGCACCCATTCCGATGGGTTTTCTTTTACGTACGATGACCCAAATGGGGAGATTGATTTAATCGCCGATGTTGATTTGACTGATATAGGTTATATCCCTAATCATTATGACAGAGTGTTTGGCATAAATTACCCGCAGGCAGTTGATTTAGGGGCGCATTTGGAAGGAATTGATTTAGAATTCAACAGGGTAACACCAAACACTCCTATTACCCTTTCTACAGGTCTTTTTGTATGCAGCAATGAAACAGGAGTTTTCCAAAAAATCGATATGACGGGGTTAAATACGATAACAATAACGGTTGCAAACCCGGTTGCAGGGGGGGCGTATGTGGCGTTGTTTCAGAATGCGGACAATACAGATACAGTTAATTGGCCTGCAAATTTCCGCTATGAAAATGGAAGCACAATCCCAAACGATATACTTTCGGATGGGAGAAGAATGGTACAATTTATTTACGATGGTACTAATTTTTATGTGCCAGGAGGGTATTAAATTCAGGAGGGTATTAAATTATGGATATGAAAGTTTTATTTTTCATTTTATTTTTTTCATCGCCGTTTTTTTGCCACGGGCAATATTATGGCTTACTCTACACTCCATCTGACAATCAAATCACTTATGATCCGGATTTCGATGCTGTGATAAGTGAGGCAACTGCTCAAGGTTATACTCTGCCGAGTTTGCCACAGCAAACATTGATGAATCAAATTGTGATTGATTTGAAAGCAGCCGGAATATGGAGTAAGCTAGATTTTTTCGCGCTGTTTGAGAATGATGCAAGCTTCCAATTTGGCTGGATTAATTGGGTTGATCCAACAGGCACAAAGGCGCAGCATGTAGGAAGTCCGACTTGGGTGTCATCTGAAGGATATACATCATCAGATGATGCGAATTACTATGACACAAACTTCAACATGGCAACAGCTGCACAAGCGAGTCAGACCAATGTAACCGCAGGTGCGTATGTAGATCACATCCAGACGACAAGCAATTCAAGCTTTCTATTAGGCGCTGTCAATGGCAGTAATAATGGCACAGCAATCCGTTTTCGTTCAGGCACAAGTGAGCAGTTTGCACTTAATACGAGTGTAAATCTGTATGATATAGGCGTTACGCCGCGAGGCGAAACCACTTTTGTCTTAACACAAACATCTGGTGACCTTGAGCTTTTTGTTGGTGGAGCACTCGAACACGATTTTTTAAGCACCAGCACAATCCCCCCTTTAGGCTTGGACATTTTTGTCGGATCACTAAATCTTAACGGCACATCCTTTGGGAGCAATAACGCTGGAGATTTCCATATCAAGGCTTTTTTTGCAGGCAGCCATTTGACTAATGCCGAAGTGGCAGATTTAGATTCGGCGCTTGATTCATATTTTCAAAATAATTAACATGAAATTCTCACAAAAATTAATCAATGCGATTTTGTTCGCATTACTCGCAGCACTTGGCTTTTCAGAGTATCAAGGCTATCAGCAACCTGAAATTGCTTTCGCCAAGCAAGCACCAGCGCCTGGAGAAGTATTACCAGAGCCACAGTTGATAATAGCTCCCTACACTACAGATGAAAATCTTGCGCAACAAGATGAGAAAATACCGACTTGGTATTGCTGGCTATCGTATTGGATTCCTAATCGTGAGGACTGTGATGAGAATATCGCTTTTCCGAAGTGCGAAACTTATAGCTGGTATGCTCACCCAAACAGAATCAAATTGGTGCAAAAAAACAAACCGACAAAGAAGGACTTCATCTTCGATAATGGTTTGTACATCCCTTTCCAGTTGAGGAAAATGCCTGGTTTGGATACTAGCCAAATTGAGCTGGCGGGGATTTATTCAGTTAAGGTTGCTACGCCATTTCAGTAAATGGTTTAGACAATTGCTTGTCCTACAGCTTCATGTCAAGTGATTTTATCATTGTACCGAATCGAGTTATTGACTAATCGAAAGAATCATGCCTCAACCCGTCAGATGGCTTAAAAGCCAGCCCGTTATACTCAGTTTCGAAGAAGGGCAGATCGATGCCGAGAATGGCATCATCCGTGATGTCGTCATGTGCCAGGCAGGGCCTGCAAAAGGGCATGGTGTCCACCTGGAGGAAAGCTTTGTGGAGCAGCTGGTGGCTTATGACCATAAGAATTACAGCGAAGGCAATGGATTGAAGGCTCGGTTCGGCCATCCAGCACTGAGCGATACGACCATGGGGAGCCAAATGGGCTACTTCCGGAATCAGCGCTACAAGGACGGCAAAGCAATCGCAGATTTGCACTTGCTGGATTCCGCAGAGCTGAGCCCCAAAGCGCCTCAAATGCGCAGCTGGATGCTGAGCATGGCCCAAGAGGCTAATGACTTCGTGATGTCTTCCATCGTTTTCCAGCCGTCCGGATACTATCAGTATGATCCGGAAACAGGCGCGCGGGTAGAACTGGAGACCAGCAGCTGGGGACAGCCTCGTGTCCAATACGATGGCGAGCGCGTATATGTTGATTTCAACGAAGAAAAAGGTGCGCGCCACTACTACACTGACCTGGTGGAAGCCGGTGCAGCAACCAATAGCCTGTTCTCTCAAGAGTTCAACCGCGACAAATTTGCAGTCCGGACCATTGAGTGGCTTCAGGAGAATGAAGACATCCTCTCCTTCATTAAGCAAGAGCCTGGCAAGATCGTAGAAATGTGCGAAAAGCTGGGGGTAGACCTACCTAAGCCGAAAATCACTTTCGGTGACAAAATCACTGCACTTAAGAATTGGCTGAATGGCCAGGACGAACCAGCCCAAAACTGGGAAGAGCAACTCCAAAGCCTGACTGCCGAGCACGATAAAGCGCTCTCAGAATTGCGCAGCGCCCACCAGGAAGAACTTACTGCTCTAGAGGCTAAGCATACTGCACTTGTAGAGCAGAAAGATGCGGAAATCAAAGCCTTGAAGAAGAAGCATCTGGCTGCTATTACTGAGTATGAAGGTACGCAGCCCCACACATCTGATAATCCATTGATTTGCGAACTGACCCGCAAGGCAATGAAAAAAACTAAGAAGTAATGGCAGATAGCATTAACAGATCGGCCCTTGAAGCCCTGCGCGCCTACGTAGAGCAACAGTCAGACACTATCATGGAGCTCACGCTCCGTGGAGCGCCCTCCCTGCAGTACATGACCCCGGTGCCAGGCGTGACCGGCGAACGGCTCCTGGAGTGGGCTGAGGTGCTTGACATCATCAAGCCCTGGGCAGCGGCTTTTGCTCCGGATGCTGATACCATCGAACGCACCCCTATCCGGGTACGCTCTTACTTCCAGAAGGCAGAGCTGCAGTTCACTCCAAAGCAGGATTTCTTCAACTATAAGGGCTACCTGGCGAAGACCAAGATGAGCGCTGAAGATTATCCTTTTGCGCAGTGGTGCATGGACAAAGCGACCAAGCGGATTCGCACCCAAATGGAATTCCAGCAGCTGTTCACCGGCGACCGTGTGGACCCACCCACTGCTGCCGATGAGATGTTCAATGGCCTGCTGACGCTGATTGCCGATGACTTGGCAGCCGGTACACCAGTACTCACGCCGGTCACCACCGGTGCGCTGGTTTCTTCCACTATCATCGACCAAATCGAGCAGATGGATGACGCCATCGACGAAGAGTACCGCTCCGGCACTATGCGGATGTACTGCGCTCCAGAGGTTTTCCGGATGTACCGTCGCAAGTACCGGGCTGAGGCGGGCTTCCACCCTATGAATGAGACCACCGACACCATGAATGAGATCATGATCGATGGCTCTATGACCATGCTGACCTCCTGCCCGGGCATGACCGGCAGCCAGCGTCTCATCCTGACGCCGGAAGAGAACGTGTACTACGCCTACGATGGCGAGTCTGATACGGAAGTGTGGGAATTTGAAACCGACCATCGTAACCTGGACGCTTGGTGCGACCACTGGTTTGGTGCGGGGTTCTTCATCTTCGACCCGCGTATCCTGTACGTCAACGACCAGGCGTAATCAACCCCATTTTCTAACTGCAATAAATACCATGATATCATGGCAGATGATAAAATGACCCTCGAGGGCGCATACGAAGAACTGAAAGCTGAATTGGCAGAGCTAAAGGCTCAGTTTGCTGAGCTGCATGACAATCACCAGCAGCTGCAAGAAGCTTTTGAATCTCAGAAATCCGTTTCCTCAGTGCAAGCAGGCGGCAAAGCTGAAAAAAACACTCGAGTAAAGCCTCCTGAGAAGACTTTTAAATACAATGGGAAAACCTATGCGATTGTAGTCGGGGAATACATTAACCCATCAGGAAAAAGAGTTCCTGCAGCTACTATTCTTGATGACAAAGCTGAGCAAGAGCGCTTAGTAGAAATCAAGAGTGGCATCCTAAAGGAAGTCAAGTAAAGAACCAGGTTTTTAAACTCTCAAAGATTCAGATATGAGCGCTTTTCAAGGCACATGCTGCGGCGGACTAGAGGCGATTTCAAAATTTTGCGAGCAGTACGCGCTCGGACTATCGAACGTGGTCCACATCGCCGAAGCTTGCGACCTCGAGTCTATCCCAGCCCCAGACGTTGACACCCACACCATCAGCTCTGATGTGGTGATGGATGCCAGCAAGGTTTTCTATCAGTGGGTGCTGGGTGATGTAGACCTGGAATTTACTTACGCCAGTGTGGGCATCGTAGGCAGCCAGAGTTACCAGAATACCGTGACCGTGTTCATCCCCATCCAACGGGACGCGATTGAGCACCAGCTGAACAGCATCATCAACGGTGAGTTTATCCTGGAATTTGGTGACAAGCAAGGGGCTCGCAGACTGGCTGGAAATGAAAACAGCCCGATGCGGATCCCAGAAGGTGGAGTTCAAGGTGTGATCAACGGAGAGCGGAACGGCACGACCGTAACGTTCCAGAATGTTTCGGGAACGCCTTATTTCTACACCGGCGCCATTCCGCTTACGGCTGTGTAAGGTTTTTTCATTTGATCTATAATTTGTTACGCATCCGGGGGGCTAAGGCCCCCTGCTTTCAAAATCAGTTGCCATGGGTACCCAAGTTTCGCTAGACAAAGCGTCATCATACGAATACGTAGGAGAACTACAGACTAATGTCATTTACCGGCAAGGCCGAGTGTACAAGCTGCACGAGCTGACCGATAAGAAAATCAAACGGCTCCTGGAGCAGGATGAGGCGTACTGGAGTAACCATTTCCAGCTGAAAAGCGGCTCGTCCAAATCTACGCCCACGCCGCCGCCGGCCAAAAAAGACAAGTAAGGCTCAAGCTTTGATTAATCCTCGTTGAAAGCCCTGCAGGTGTTATGCCTGTCAGGGCTTTTCTGTGCTACAGACAGAATTGGACAGGGCTTAGATTGCAGCCATGGAAGAAATTGCAATGTACCTGGCCCTGCCAAAACAAGAAAGGCTGTACAGCGTCGGACTGGCGCTTTTTGAGCAGTACGGCGCTGCATTGAAGCCAGATGTCTGGAAAAAGCTCAAAGTAGGGCCCATGGGGCGCAACCGGCAGTTGCTGGAGGAAGAGCTGAGCCAACTGAAGGTGTCTCGCGTAGAAGCGGCACCAAAGCTGGATGTGAAGGTAATTCCGGCTCCGGCGCTCAAAAACGCCCAGGAAGAAGGAGATTATGAGTACGAGCTATTGACTCAAAAGCGAAAGCTGCTCTTGGAGCGTATGCAGCATAGCCAAAGCTTCCATAATTGCAACAGCGACGAAGAGCGCGCCATGGTCTGCGATTCCATCCGGGAAGTGAACAAAGAGCTACAGGAAGTCGAAGGCAACCTGGCTTACTTTAAGCGCTACAAAAAGCCCCCGCCTGCCCCTTCGCCCAAAACCTTTGTGCTGCCTGATACAGATGAAGACCTGGCAGCTGAGCAGCAGCGATGCCGCAGCAACATCCTGAAGGTTGAAAAGCGCATTGAGTACCTCCTATCCTTACCGGAAAACAGCTCCAAGCGCTCCAAACTGCCAGAAAAGCAAGATCAGCTAAGAGAGCTGGTCATCAAAGTGGAATTAATAGTCGAAAAACGAAAAAAAATAAAGCGTGAGCAAGAAGAAAACTGAGAAGATATTGCCTCCCGAGGTTGCCGAAGAATTGACCCAGATCGAGCGCCTGGTAGCTCACATCGATAATGGTTATGCGCTCCTGGACGAAGACCGCGAACGTATGGAGGTACTGGGCCAGTGTTTCCGGATTATTTACGATTGCGAAAGCCCGGAAAAGGCGCGCAGAAAGATGATGGCGTTTTTTAGCTCTGATATCGACCTCGCTAAGCTGGTGGATGATACCACCTTGGTATTTGGCGACTTTTTCAAGATCAACAAGGACGCCCTGAGGGTCATTCAGGAAAAACGGCACTTGGATGTCTACCGGATGGCCATTTCTGCAGAGGAATACGATGCGGCAGAACGTGCGCTCACTGCGATCGACAAACTGTACCTTCTCTATGATAAGAACGATACGGAGCCGTACAAAGACACCAAATTGCCGGTCGTGCGCCGTACCAGCGACCCGAAAGCCTTCCACGAACAGCAAAAACGATTGATGGGGAATGCGTGATGAAGTAGAGCTGTATTACAACGAAAAGCAGATCCAGCATCTGGACATGCTTGGAAATGAGCCGGGAATGATCAAAACCTTTCTTGGTGGGCGGGGATCCGGAAAAACCCGCTGCATTCCGGAGGATATCAAGGACCGTGCAGCGAATCTTCCAAAAGGGCGAATATTCCTGCTCTCCTGGAGCTTTGATATGATTGCGAAGAACGTCATGCCGGAATTACGGGAAGTATTCTCCCTGCATGGGCTGAAAGAAGGGATTCACTTTGTCGTAGACAAAAAACCGCCCCCTCACTTCGATCTGCCATACAAACGCCTGGAAAATCCTGAACATAGCATTAGCTTTGTTAATGGATTTGCAGTGCAGTTTTTGACTGTAGCCAGGAAAGCCGAGCGGAACCGCGGGCCCAGCTATGACGGGGGCATCATTGATGAGGCACTGCTTATTACACAGTATCAGTTTGACAGTATCATCTACCCTACTGTACGAGGATATGATTTCTGGGGCGGCAACCCGTACTTCAAAATGGTAAGTATCTACAGCTCACAGCCGCGTACCGCCTCGGGCCGGTGGTTCCTGCGTTACAAAGCATTGGCAGAGAAATTCCCAGGCAAATACGGATTTACTGAAGCAACCGCATTTGATAACCTGGAGGTGCTGGGCGAGGACTATGTCAGCAACCAAAAGGCTGTCCTGGGCTATGCGGACTTCCAGATTGAGATCATGAACAAAGGCTCTGTCAGCAATATTCCAGAGTCTTTTTATCATAAGTACTACCGCGACAAGCACAACTACACCGCTGCCCATATAGATGTAGACTGCAATAAGCACACTGGCCTGGAGCTGTCCTTTGACTTTGGTGGGCGCTACTCCTGTTTCACGCTTAGCCAAGAGAACAACGGGACTGAGTACATCCTCCAGGAGTACGACACCAATCAGATCGCCGAGCATGAGC